CCTCGGAGGATATTCCCTTCGATGACGAGCCACCGGCTGCTGCGCCCCTGTGTAAGTGCGGGACGCCGATGGAATACTTCAGCGGCGCCAACGCCAATGGCGATGAGTACGCTGGCTATCGCTGCCCCAACCAGAAGAAGACCCGCGATCAGGCGGAGCAAGCGGCGGAGAAGGTACGCCACCCGGTGCAATGGTTATGACCAACCTACCCCCGGAGGCCGAGCGCGTGGTGCGAGAGGTGCTGGCCCAGCTCGATAAGGATGCAGATGATTGGGCAGGCGCGCGCGATCCAATACTGAGCAAGCGAGCCCGCAAGCAGGCCGACGCCCTCCGCGCAATCGTGTCGCCTGAACCGTCCGCCCGAGGCGGACTACGGGAGAAGCTGGCGGCGCTTGCCAATCGAATACAGGACGACCTTTTTGTCACACCAGGTGAACACAACGTGGGGGTAGAAATTCGGCGCATCCTCGCCGAGACGCCGGAGGCGGACTATGGGCCGCTGGTGGAGTGGGCGATTGCGCACAGGCAATGGCTACGATTCAACGCACCATCAGCGGACGACGCCCTGAAAGCGGCAGGCATCGAATGACCGTCGCCACCTGCGAGAACGCCGAGTGTTACGTCCCGCCTGAACGCCATGACTCCTGTGCAGCGGGGGGCATCACGCCCTGCTACGGGATGCTCGGTCACCAGCACGTCCCCAAACGCTCACAGGGCGGCAAGAGAGCCGTTGTAATGCTCTGTCAGGCCCACCACGACTGCATCGACAACGGCACAAAGTACGAAGGCAAGCGGTTAATGAACGACGTCAAGGACGGGGTGTACCGCATCTGGGAACGCGGGGAGGGTGTGGCGTTGGTGCGTATGCCGTTGCGTGAAATTCCGGCACCGAGCGAGGAGTATTTGGAGTGGGCCACTGAGCGGTTTGACATGACCGGACCTCCCCCGCCCGCTGGCCTCTCAGTGGGAACCAGCGGCTCCTCGCCCGTTGCCGGAAAGTGCCGGTGCGAACGGGACAGCACGGGCTTGCGGGTCGATGTCGTGTGCCCCGTCCATGATGGCGTCTTCGAGATTCCAGTGCCGAGCGAGGGGGGCGATGATCGGACGGATAGCGCGCTATCTGCGTCGCGTCCCTCGCCCGTTGCTGGAGTGATCGGCTCGCCGGTAGCGGAGAGCGAGGGCGGGGATGGCCTGGACTCCCCCCCGCCCTCGCTCGATGACGGAGTGAAAGGGGAAAGAGATGGGGCACAAGCATCAATGGGCGTACATACCGGGCGTGGAGATCAACCCTCCGTCCAGCAAGGCGGTTCTGTGGGCCTGTCCCTGCGGGGAATTCCAGATAACGATGCTTCCGCCCGATGGGGAGGGGGGAGTCCCGGTAGTCCGACCGACCTAGCCTCATGGAAAACCCAGGGCCTCAAGCTCAGGGACGTCGTCAATTCCACACCGTGGTGGTTTGGCGACTGGCTGGTTTACGGAACGGAGCACTTTGGGGCCGATGTGACGTGGGGATATGCAGAGGAGCTAGGCCCGCCCAACATGGGGCCGAAAGAGAAAGGCAACCTCTACCTGCGCCTCGGCCAGTATCAGTCCGTAGCAACTGTTATCCCGCCCGGCCACGAGGCGCGGACGCGCCTGTCCTGGTCGGCCTGCCGGGACATCGCACTCAACAGGCAGCTTTCGGACGGAGACAAGGCTCAGGTGGCTCTCCGTGCCGCTCGTGAAGGGTGGAGCCGGGAGCAAGTGTTGGAGAGCCTGCCCGCGCGTACAGCGGTATCTAAGCCGCCACGCTACACGGCCGCGGACCTGCGAGAGCGCGCCCAGGCGTTCTCGTGCCCGGAGAACAGGAACCACGGCAAGCGATACCTGAGCGCGTTCTTGGAGTCGCTGTGAAATGCCGTCTTGGTCTGGAGCACACATGGAGCGCGGTCTACGAACGGGACAGATGGCAGTCCCAGCGCTGTGAAGTATGCAAGGAGATACGTTGCCGTCCAAAAGAAGGGGGCTACCGGTGGGTGAAGTGCTCACGGATCCACAACCCGGCCTGGAACTGAGGCGAGACGGTCTCCCTGAGAACAAGCATTGGGTAGACCAGGGCTGCGACTTCCACCCCTCGTGCCTAACTTGCCCACTCGTGGTCTGCCGCTACGACCTGGCGGGCGGACTGGAGGCGGTGCGGGAGCTTGAGCGGCGGCTCCTGGTGCGCAAGCTGCGGGCACGGGGCGCCACAGCCCAGGTCATCGCCGGACAGGTGGGTTGCTCGACGCGCACGGTGTGGCGGCTACTCGCCGGTTTCGAGCGGGCCACGGTTATCCCGCCGCCCGTCCTGGAGAGGGCGGCGGCGGCGATGGCCAGGGTCGCGCAGATCGAGGTTGACCGGCTCCTGTCCGAGGTGGCGAAGGACCACGGCGTGACGGTGGCGGCGGTCAAGAGCCCATTGCGCCGCACGAACCTAGTGGCGGCGCGGGACGACGCGGTGCGGCGGATGCGTTACGGGCTGGGCATGAAGCTGATGTCGATCGCGCGGGCCTTGAACCGCGACCACAGCACGATCATCCACAGCTTGCGGAAGGGTGAGGGATGAGCATGGAATTTCGGGACGACATGACAGTGGATGAGGCTGTTGAGAATTATCTCCAGACCTTGGCGACCGTCCGCGGGTTCGAATACAACCTTCTCTATGATGTAGCCAAGAGCGAGATCGGCAATGCCGTCCTGCGTGAGAGGCAACTGCCATTGGCGCCGACGGACGAACATCGCGCTAAGTGGCCGCCACAGGAGACGATTCCAAAGAAGTCTTGGGAACGCCAGATTCCACGAGGGCTTAGGTTGATGATCTTGGAACGCGACCGTCGCCAGTGCCAAGACTGTCTATCAGAGGAAGACCTCACAATCGACCACATCCGGGCACGGAGCAGGGGTGGAACGGACGATCCCAGCAATCTACAAGTACTCTGTCGTCCATGTAATGCAAGGAAGGGGGTATCGTGAGCGGTCTCCTTGCCGGGAAGGTCTGGCAATCAGCGCTAGAACCGCACCTCAAGCCGCTCGCAGCCGCCCTCGCGGACATTGGCAATGACGACGGCACGTCTATCTATCCCTCCGTCGCGTACTTGGCGTGGCTTATGGGCCGCTCCGAGCGCTCAATCCAAGATGGTCTCGCCGCTTTGCGCAGTGGAGGGGTCCTAGTGGTAATCATGCAGGGCGGGGGCCGGTACCGTACCACGGAGTACCAGCTCATCGAGGCCAAATTGCCTGTCAGGGAGCCGTGGAGAAAGGGTGCAACCGCTGCGGGGTTTCAGCGAGAAAGGGTGCAACGAACGACACAAAAGGGTGAAGCAGGCTGCACCCGAACCGTTAGTGAACCGTCAAGGGATATTTATTTAGTTAGAGACGATCCAATTCGTTTCTTCGAGGAACGGTATAAGAGATGTCATCTGTAAACGGTAATGCGTGCAACCAGCGTCCATGGGAAACCTACTGTCCGACCTGTGATGATACAGGCGGAGTACCCTGTCCAGCCTGCAAGGGAGAAGCCGATGACTGACCTGATAGCGCTGCCAGTACGGGCGACGGGTGCACGCGTATACGACGCAGATGATGCCCAGATAGCGGAGGCTTGTTGGTATCGGTACGAAACCAACGAAACACATATGGGCTGCGTCGCCCGCGCCCAGGCCATCTGTGACGCGCTGAACGAACGGGAGAGGCTGCGGGACCTCGTTGATGAGTGGCACGAGGCTGACGAGGAGACGGCGCACGAGGGCGACAACCGCGAGGGCGACTGCGGCGCTTGCTGGCACGCCAACCGCTTCTTGGACTTCGTAGAGGCCGCCCTCCCAGCACGGGAAGAGGGGGATCGTGGATAACTTCATCGCCGCCAGCCAGAAGCGCTGCGGGAACTGTGGTCGCTTTTGCACCCACTTCTTCGAGGTCGAAATTATCTGCACTAAGGGTGCTTCGTGGAACGTGTTGATGTGCCAGCGCTGCAAGGAAGAGGTGACGCATGAATGACGAGCTAAGCATGTCAGAGGTGCGCCGATTTGAGGTGCAAGACCCGGAGAGGCTAAGCCCAATAATCGCCGACCTCCGGCGCAAGCTACGGGACGCTGAGGAGCGATGGGAGGCCGAGAAGAAGCTGTCGGCCATCCTGCTGGCCCGCTGCGACGAGCTAGAGGAGCGGCAGAGGCGGGTGGAGGCGCTGGTGGACGACTGGCGGGAGCGCCTCAAGGATGAGTACGAAGGCAAACTGCATGGTTATGTTGCCGCCGCTGATGCATGGAATGACGCGATTGTTGACCTTCAACGCGCCCTCGCAGATACAGCGGTACAGGAGGAGCAGGCATGAGCTTGCGATATTACCTACCTGATTTCATGCGCTCGTGGCCACTCGTTCGCCGTTGGTACTACCAGAGCCAGGAGCTTCTAGCGGCACAAGAGCGCGCGCAGAAACTAGCTGAGCGCTTGGGCACCCCCACGCCTACGCCCTCCGGGGCAGAACAGGAGCCGGATGCGTGAGCCGCTGGCACGTATCCAATGGGCGGTATTCGATCACGGACGGCGTAGTAACGCTTATCGTACCGTACCGAGGCGAGGACAGCGTTACGAAGGTCCTCGATCATTTGAACGCTCTCTATGTTGGCCAGCGCTCGACGGGGCGGCGAATCTGCGTGGCGTGCAATCAACCTATTGGCAACCATCACAAATGGGTCTTCCGAGCGGACAGCCGCATTGAACACCGGCATTGCGAGAGGCCCGAGGATTATTAGAAAGGGATGGATGCGTGACCGACAAACCGAATCCGGGTTCCGCCGAGGCGTGCGAGCAGAGGTGTACATGCCAGTGGCAGGCCTATCGTTCGTGGGGCAAAGACGGCAAAAGCCCGTCTGGTTACTGGATACCCGATGATTGTCCGCTGCACGCTCCTCGTGCTGGCGGTGATGGTGATCGGAGGGATGACGAATGAGGGAAGAGGACAGGTGTCCGGACTGCAACCACGCGATGCAAGTACACGCGACGAGGGAGCAGCTAGACCCGCGCTTGCGGGACCGTCAATCTGGCTGCCAGGTAGCATGGTGCGACTGCCTGAGAGTGCCCTAGATGCTCACCGTATATCTGGGAACGTGGACGCTGCTGCTGGCGTTTCTCTTGGCGCTGGCCCTGGTGGCCTTACTCTCGCTTGGGCTGTTCCGGTCTTGCCCGTGTCCAGTATGCCGCCAGGAGCGTCTGTGGCGGGCGAGACGGCGGATTTGGCGGCGTTGAGCGAGGTAGAGGCGCTGATCTGCTCCGTGGGCTTCCCCGACTGCGCGAAGGCGCTCAGAGTCGCACGCTGTGAGTCTGGGCCGGACTACAGCGCGTCCTTCGATGGCCTGCATGTCGGCCCGTTCCAGGTGGCAGAGCTGCACGCGCCCAAGTTCACGGCGCACGGCTGGGACTACTACATCGATGGCAACGACCCATACCGGAACTCGGTGATCGCGCTGGAGATACTGACGGCGGCGGGCGGCTATTGGCCGACGCACTGGCCGTACTGTGGGTTCAGATGATGGAGCTCTGGTGCGAACCGCACGGGGACTGGCATCAGCGCTGTACATGTCCACGTCGGTTCGGGCACCGTTGCCGTTGCGGATTTGACTTCTCGGTGCTCCCGGCAATCTACGGGGCTCGGGATATCCAATTCATGGAAGCCTCGCATCGGGAGTTCTGTGCACTCGCTTGGCTGGGATATCAAGACGTCTACCAACCAGTCCCAGCGGGGGCCGTCTACTTCCGGGAGGCCGCACCGTGAGCACCCAGAGCGCGGTCTACCGCCCGGACAAGTACGGTAAGGCGATGGGCACGTCGATTCCCGCTGGCGCTCTGATTGACGTAGTACGCCGGTTCCCCCGTCGCCGGGTACTCGTGTTGCACGACGGGCGGCTCGTGATGACGTTCCTCTGGTGCCTGGTAAGCGAGGTGCGGGCGTGACGAAGAGGTTGGCCAATGCGTCATTCGTGACAAGCATCATCGGCATCGATCCAGGACTGGACGGAGGCGTTGCCCTGATCGCCCAAGACGGCGTATCGGTCTTCGACACGCCCACTATCCAGGTCAAGAAGTCCAAGCGTGAGTACGCGATCCCGGAGATGGTCAGGCTCCTGCGCGACTCGGGCCCGGCGCGCGTCATCATCGAGGCCGTCCACTCCATGCCCAAGCAGGGCGTGACGTCCAGTTTCAACTTTGGCAAGGGCTACGGGTTGTGGTTAGGCATCACGGCGGCGCTGGGTTACCCCTATGACCTCGTGACCCCGCAGCGGTGGAAGTCCGTGATGCTGGACGGCATGGCCAAGGACAAGGGTGCGTCGCGGGTCCGTGCGATGCAGTTGTTCCCGCTGGTGAGCGATCATTTAGCGCGGGTCAAGGACGAAGGCCGCGCCGAGGCGTTGCTAATCGCCGAGTATGGACGGCGATTGGCGGTGTTGCAATGAGCAAGCAGTGCTCTTGCATCTGTCGTTGCCCATTCGACCGCGAAGATGGCTGCAATGACCTTTGCGCTGAGTGCTGGCAGGCGTGGAGTGCGCCGCTAGAAGCCGACTCCGAGCACGCGCCTATCGCTGACCGCTCCTTCCTTGCGGCTTACGGTATCGCCAACGTTTGGGCCTGGTGGATTGCCAACCAGGGCGCGGGCCACCTCCTCGCCCGCCCGTTCGGAGACCTGCATCACGTCGGCGACGTCCCAGTTTGCCCCGAGAGCGTGGTTGAGCCACACAAGATGATCCGGCGTCTCGGCGGCTGGAAATGCTACCGGCACGAGCAAGCGGTCGTGCTGATGGATGAGTACGCGATTCCGCCGACGCCTACCGCGAGGCCTATTCGGTGACGTACACGCCGGAGAACGTCTGGGCCGTGATTCGGGATTGGCAGCGGGTATTCTGTATCGGCGCGCGGTTCTCTGCCCGCGAGGAGAAGCTGTCCACCAAGCCGCCCCCGGCGCATGAGGCGGCGTTTGCGGGCACCTCAACGGTCATAGCGGACATGGCGGCCGCGATTCAGTCCTTGCCGCCTGATTTGCTAACGGTGGTGCTCCTGGAGTCTCTGAGGACGTCCAGCTGGCGCACGTCGAACATGGACATGCACCGGCTCAGGATCGCCGACTACATGGACGTGACGCCGGGTGAGGTGACAAAGATGCTCCACCAGGCGGTGAGGCACATGGTGGAGCGGTTGAACGGGGTGGACGCGGTGACAGAGTTGCCGGCGGGCGTTACGGTTTAGTCCTGTACAGCGGTATTTGACGCGTGGCATGGGCAGTTGCAGCGCCGCGTGATGCCGTGACACTTAGCGACCCAATCCCAGCCGACGAATTCACGTACGCATTCATCGTGGCGTTCCCATTCGGGCTTGCAGGGCGTGAAGATTTCATACCCCGTCTCATTGTTCATGCTTCCTTCTCCTTCCGTATGCGGGTCCGTGGCACTCCCCAGTAGATGCTCTTACAACGCGGCCCAGGGCAGCGCTTCGGGTTAGGTGTGCGGGGAGTCCAGGTGTAGTTGCAGCGTAAGCAGGTGAACGTGGGGAGCTTAACCACGGGCGTCCCCCTTAGCGGCGGCGATGGCGTCATTGATGGCCGCGACGAGTTCGGGCGGGGCTTCGTCTACGTCACCCTCAACATCAGCGCTCCCGTATCTTGCTTCGTACAACCCGGCGTTGTCCTCGAACCAGCACCGCGCACGCTCCAGGGCCTCTAGCAGCTCCTCAGCGTGGGCGTGCAGGGGGCAGAGGGCGACCGTGTATGAGCGCTGGCCCCCTTTGGCGGGGTAGTCAGGCTCATTTGTAATCCGGCAGTCTGTGCAGGTTTGCGATGTCTCGGTGGTCATGCGTTGTTCTCCTCCTTGGCCTCCCGCCAGATTTGGTTTAGCAGGTGTTCGATGCATTGGGCCTCGATTTTGTACCAGCCCCGAGTTGCGTCTTCTGTTGTGATGTTGAGCGGGCCGTACTTGCTCCACTTGACGTTGTAGGGGCCATTGCGGGCGATGCGCTTGATGATGTCGTGGTCTACGATGAATTCCCTCACGCCTTCACCTGCCCAGTCCAGCGGCACTTGGCGCAGGTTTGGCCGTCGCACGCAGGGCAGGTTACATGTGTGGGCAGGCCCTGCAACTGGCGCACCCGGTCCCGTTGCTTGGAGATGTTGCCGTTCAGGTTCGACAGGGCGTACGCCGGGAACGCTCCGCCCTTCATCTGCCAGGCGCAGACGCGGGTTAGTGTCTGCCATTCCTTGCGCTGGGCGTCATCGAGCAGCGAGGAATCGGGTGCTCCCTTGCGGCATGAGGCGTTGAAGGCCTTGATGCGGTTGCGCTGACCCTCCAGGTCGGCGATCCGCTCCTGTAGCTGCTCGATGGCGTCGGGGTCGTCGGAGTAGATAGCGCGGTCTGCTGCGTCCTCGATCCCGGCGGCGCGGCCACGCATCTTGTCTGCGAGCTTCAGGCTTTCGTGAGTGCGCTCCATCTTGGCGTACAGCCGCGTACGCTGGGGGATGTTGCCGGGCTGAGTCCAGAACGCGGTATCGCCGGCATAATGCTCACGCTCTTTGTAGACCGTCTCCGCCTTCTCTTCGCGTTTCTCCGCCCAACCGCGCAGGCGTTCGGCCTTCGCTAGGCGGCGCTCTCTGTACGTCATCGCGTTCCTCCTTTGCGTTTCGTCCTGCTTGGATCGCAGGCGCGGTCCGCCGCGGCGGATTCTACCGCGTCCGGGATTCAGATGCCGCTCGCAATGCGTGTTTGGCAGTGGCAGACGTGAAGACCGAACACGCTCGGTTCCAGTCTGGCAAGTTTGCGCTGGGCCTTACCACTCTTTAGGGCCGAAAGCGCCGCCGCCTTGCTTCTCCAGGTCTTTCGTTCCCCGCCTTTGAGGGTTAGCCAGCTGCCATCTTCACTCAAGTGATAGTGCTGCCATTCGTTGTTCGTCGGTTTGGTCATCTCGTGTTCCTCCTTTGCGTAGTCCTTGATTCCGTCGCTACAATAGCCTGGGATTCAGGCGGTCTCTGCTAGTTGGATAGTGGCGCTTGGTGCGGCAGCGCGAATAGCAGTGGCGAGCTTGCTATCGATGGCGTAGGACTCTACCTCGTCACGCAGTGAGTCGCAGGCTTCCGCCAAAGGGTTGGCATCATAAACACCAATGTCCAAGGCGGGTTCGTCGCGATCAACCCAGACCTCGACGACGATTCGTGTAAACAGGATTCGTGGCTTGATTTCCATCTCGTCTTCTCCTTCATTCAGTCGTTGGCTACTATCAAGATAGCGCTATCGTGGTAGTACGTCAAGGGGTTGGACTACATGATATCTTCACAGTTGCGAAATTCGTACCGTGGTATTCGAGGTCTTGACGAATCCTATATCTGAGGGTAAGAATGCAATATAGGATGGGCGGAACACGCCCACGGAGGACACGATGTGACATCCAACGTAGAGACGAAGGCCAAGGTAATCGCTCTGGTTCGTGGCGGTGAGACGGCCACGAAGGCCGCAGAGATTGTCAGCCGGGAGCTGGGCGTTGTCATTCCAGAGCGGACCGCCCAATACTGGGCGATGCAGTTACGCAATTTTGCGGACGAAGAGAAGGACCGCACCCTTCTGGACCTCACCTACGCTGTAGCCGTCAGGGCCTCCCACCTCCAGCTGGAATCCCTGGATGAACTGGTAGAGAGCGGCGAGCCGTTGTACAAGCACGGAAGCATGCTCAACTTCTACGCCGGCACAGCCTCAGACAAGCTCCAGCGCCGGCAAGAGCTGGCCGACCGCGCCAGGCACAACCAACCGCCCCAGATCCACGGCCAATACGTGATTGTCGTACCAGGCCTGCCCGAGCCCCCAAGTATTGAAGCGGAGTATCGTGAGGTAGAGGAATGAACGCGCCCTACCGTCAGCACACTACATTCAAGCAGCGCATCAGGGAGCGCGATGGTGACAATACGCGAGCGTCAAGGATGGCAGCGCTCTTCACGGGTGAAGGTGCGTAGGTGTTTGCCCATCCTCATCCACTCTCACTCGTAAACCACGGGAAGGGCTCCATCCGCACCTACCCAGACAAGGGCGTTTGGTTCGCACTATACACATTAAGACAAGCATTATCAGATACGAATCCGTTATTCTAGTGCCCCTGGGTGGGGTGTGCGTATCTGAATCGCCCCAGGGAGCGGCGCTAAGTTAAGAGGTATACGGGGTGCCTGGAACGGGAATCAGGGACGGGTTGGTGGTGGTACACCGTGGCGGTACTATCGCGCTTACGGTGAGCCAGAAAAAACGACCTACTTACCGACTTACTTACGCACTTACCTATTGACTAACTTACTTACGGTTGATACTCTTGGGGATGTGAGTAAGAAGCCGCGCTGCAAGTTGTGTGGCAAAGAGCACTCTCTGAGGGAGGGATGCGGTGTTTCACCGGCACGAAATGACGCATTGGCAGGACGAAGGACTAACGATTCAGTTGGGGGGCGTGGTCCTCGGTCCACTGGTGGTGCGGATGGGCCATTGCCGGTGTGGAAAGCCGGTGTCAGCGATGGAGACGCTGGACGGGAGATGGGGCAGGGGGGTGGAGGACTACCCATGGCGGGGGTTCTTCCGGAAGATTCTCCAGCTGCGCGCGCAGCCGCCTACCGGGAATGGCAGCGGGAGTACATGCGTGACTACCGTAGGGGAATCAGGAGACGGAAGTGAGCGAGCTCCAAACGGGGCAGACCGGGAGAAGTACAACGCCTACCAGCGAGGCTACAAACGGAAAAAGCGAGCGGAAGGAAAGTGATGTTTCATCGGCACAAGCCATGGGCGTGGGAGGCGCACAATCACCGGGCACAGATCAACGGAGAGGACTGGACGATTTACATGTTAGTAAGCCTTTGTCGGTGCGGGGAGGTCAGGGCGGAGATTCGGAAGCCGAGAAAGGTGATGCAGGAACCGCTACATGTGAAGCCCCGGATTGCGATAAGTGAATTGAGTATAAGCTCAGAGGCTCCCACCGCCGGACCTGTTCCGATGCCTGCCGGAAGCGGTTACAGCGAGCCACGTGATGCTTGAGTTGTCGATGGCCCAGCGGAAGGCGCAGCGGGAGTTGTGGTTAGCTCAAGCTCTGGCGGAGTACCAGCGGCGACGGTCGATGGAGTGCACGGCTGTCCCCTTTAGCGATAGAGATGCTCTGGACGAGTTGGAAAAGGCCGTCTTTGGGCTCCTCTATAAATTCCATGTTGAAACGGACTGCGGGAAGCCCGAACACTGGGCTGAGTGTGAGCGACTGGTGGAGCAAGTGGGTTGGATTAATTGGGAGACGTGGCGTGATGTTGCGCTGGATTTGGAAGTCTGATGTTTAGCTTCCTCGCGCGGATCAGGTTCCAGTGGCCGGTGCGCATACAGCGGTATCCGTTCATCCCGGCGACCGGGTCACAGGGTCATATCCAGATCAACGCTGAGGCGGATGACGTCTTGGATCAAGTCGGGTACGTGGAGAGCCAGCTGGCATCAGCCTGGGCCGAACGCGTGGACAGCTTCCCCTGGCCCTACCTAGAAAAGACCACTGCGGACGAGATCGACGCTTTGATTGCAGACGGGTTTACGATTGGCTACTCAGAGGAGACCACCCCAGACTAATGGATGCTGAGGGAACCGGGATTACCCGTGAAGCGCTCTATGCCATGTGGAAGAATATGACTGGCGGGGCGCTTCGTCCGTCTTTCTGTGTGGTTAACGAAGCGGTGGCGTTCGCCGCCGGATTGCCGCTGGGTTCAGCGCAGCCCTGGGGCGTCGTGGAGCGCAGAATGTCTTATATCTGGGGATTAAAGGATGACCGTTCTAGGCTAACTTGACTACCGCCACCGCCCGTCCTGATGCGCCTGTATTCGGGCGCATCGAACTATTGGCCGGGCCTCAGGCGGACTTCGTGATGTCCGCGGCCCCCTTCCCCGGCCTCTTCGGGGGGCGCGGTTCCGGGAAGACGGTCGCCTCTGTCGTCAAGGAATTCATGGGGGCGACGACCTATCCAGGGTCAGCCGGGTGTATTACAGAGCCGACCTACAAACAGCACTTCCGCGTTCTCCTCCCGGTGTTCCGTAGGCTTTTTGGGGCCGGTGAGGGGCCAATCTGGGAGTTCAAGAAGGCGGACATGGAAATCCGCTGGGTGAACGGCTCCTCGACTTATCTTGGCTACGCGGAAGACCCTGAATCGGTCCGTGGCCTCACCCTTGCCCGCTTCAATCTTGACGAAGCCCGCGTCGGTAAGCAGCACGAGACGTTTATGAACCTCCAGGGCTGCCTGCGGCAGGAGGGCTTCCCCCATCAGGGTTCGGTTACGACTACGCCCGCGGGAAAGCGCCACTGGCTCTACTACCGCTGGGTGCAAAAAAAGCTTCCGTGGGAGGAGGTCAACCTGCCGTGGGAGGACTATAAGTTCTTCCTCGCCGATTCAGAGACGAACACCCACAACCCGCCAGAATTCCTGACTCGGCTCAGGGCCTCGTTCGGTGGCACGCGCTGGGCCGAGCAGGAAATCGGCGGTCAGTTCGTCGTCTTCGAGGGTCAGGCGTTCCCCAACTTCAACGAGGATATCCACGTCCGGCGCCCGCCGCCTGACATGCGCTGGCGCCGTCAGGTCACCGGTATGGACTGGGGAGCGATCCGTCCCACTGCTGTCTATGAGGTCTGTCAGGACCACGACAACCGGGTGTGGGTGACCCGCGAATTCTATAAATCGAGATGCACGGAGACGGAACTCCTGAACGCCCTCGGCGAATTCCCGCCGAGGGTTTATTGCGACCCCTCCGCGAAGGACGTCATCGAGTCGATGAACCGTCATGGAGTGCAGGCCCGCAAGGCCCAGTCCAACGACTTCGCCCTGCGCGTCCGGCTGGTGGGCTCCCGTCTGGCCCTCGACCCCGGCTCCGGTCAGCCCGGAATGTACATCTCTCCGGACTGTCCCAACCTGATCGAGGAGATCGCTGGCCTGATGTACGCCAAGCCCAGGGGGATGGACGAATACTACTCAGACCGCTGGGAACCGGGGTCGAACGATCACGGCTTCGATGGCGTGTCCTATGCCTTGCAGGAGATCGATACAGGCATGAGGGGTCGTCCTCAGCCATCAGTTGTGTTCCAGCGCTGGGGTCATGGCAGGAGATAAAGGAGTACCTGGTGCGAAAAGAAGATAGGAACCGTGGGAAGCCAAACCCATGGCTCCGGTGCTATCGCTGTGGACTAACCCCTCTGTACGATTGCGCCTGCACGAAAGGCGACCTCCGAGAATTCATCTTGTCTCAGGGCCGGACGTGGATCGATGTGGCTGTGGGTCACGGAAGACGTTGAGAAAGCGCGACGTGAACAAGCTCTGCCTGAAATGGCGAGACCGCCTATGGCTCGGCCACTGGCGCATCGGCCCTGTCGCCGAGACGGAAATTGCGGAGAAGGGTGAGAACGGCTACGAGACAGCCGCTTATGTGAGTTACGAGGCGGTCTATCAGGACGCCCGTGTGCATGTTTCAGAAAAGGTCTGGGATAAGCGTTCACCAGCCTCCCGGAACCGCACAATGTGCCACGAGATGGTGCACCTGGCGAACGCGCCAGTGGCCGAGTTTATCGAGCGGGTCATCGCCGAACTGCCATCACAAAAAGGGGCCGTCTACAAGAAGTGGTGGGACGCGCTCAACGAAGAGAACACGACGCACTGGACGAACGTGATGCTCGGCGCGCACAAGGAGCTTGCCTGATGGCCTACAACACGAAGCCAGATGCGGAGTACGTCCGCAAGTTCGCCGAGCGGATGAAGACGCAATGGGGGCAGCAGTCCACGGTGGACGAGATCGAACTTGGCCTGGAGAACCTCAAGAACGAGATCAGCATCGCCTCTAACGATCCCAAGGCTCCCCTTCAGCCGATCCACACGGCGCTTGCGGGATTACTGGTGGACGAGGACGCCGCACTCATCACCGTCTTTCCGTTCGCTCACGTCAACCCGCCCACGGATAAGGAGAAGGACTCCCAACAGGCCTCCGAACTCCTCGAGCCGTGGCTGGCCGCCGCGCTCAAGCGGTCGCAGGGCTTCGACAAGGTGTGGGGGAGAATGCCCCGGACGATGGTCTCGCTGGGCCGGGCGTGGACGTTCGTCTCCCACGACCCCGACGCCTGGTACGGCGACGAAGAGTACGAGCGTATAGATAAGGAAGACTCGTCCGCCGTCGAGGCCTACAAGCGCGATAGGTGGCCGCTCAGGTGGCGGCACGTCGACACCCGTAACACCTGGACGTACTTCGGGGGAAGACACTGGCTTCCGGAAGTGGTGGAGTGCCGCAAACTCACCAAAGAGGAGATTGAGGACGCCTACCCCGGCCAGGTGCCGGACGAATACGCCAAGTCCAGGGAGTCGACCCCGGTCGAGGTCATCGAGTACGCCAACTGGGAGTGGTGCTGCACCGTAATCGCGGGCAAAAAGACGGCGAACCTGGTCTGGGAGTGGAAGCACAACCTGGGCAAGAACCCCTACGTGCTCATGGAGGCCAACCTGATGCCGGAGAACGACCTGGGCATCCGCTGGAAGCCCGCCATGTTCTACGCCACCGATTTGATCCAGGCGTTCGACACGATCCTCTCCGACCTCAACCAGAACCACCACGAGAACACCCGCGCCATTCTGCTCCAGGTCTACGATCGCGAACTCTACGAAGAAGACGCCAAGACCGCCGGCAGGCCGAAGGTCGAGAAGTGGGAGCCGGGAGGGACATACGCCGTCTGGGACTCCGAGAAGCCGATGCTCGCCCCCACGGTGGAGATCAACCAGCAGTCGCTCTTCCTCCTCCAGTTCCTGCACGGGCTGATCCGCGAGAACGCCATCCGCCCGGTCGAACGGGGCGAGACGAAATCGGGCGACTCCAACAACAAGTTCACGACGCAGGTCCAGGTCGCCGAGCGTGAGTTCGACCCGGCCATGCAGGCGATCAACGAAGCGTGGGAGCAAATCTGCATCCTCCACTTCCGGGCCGTCTGCGCGCTTAACCACGACTACCCGGACAAGCCGGACAAGGTGGCGATCTTCGGCCAGTTCATGTCGCGCGAAGGCACGACGGTGAAGAAGCTGATCGCGGTCGGCCCAGACGACGTGAAGGGCTGGGAGGCCGCGCTACAGGCCGTCTCCTCCCGCGCCATCCCGATAGACCGCAACTCGCAGATCGCCGCCGCCACGGCCCTCACGGGGCTGGAGGTGCCGATCTCGATGATTCAGGAGGAACTCGGCTACGAAAGCTCTACCGCTGTACGCAGGGTCTACTACCGCGAGCAGCTTGAGCGCATCGTTTTCGAGCAGGTGATCACCCCGGCGATGGTGCAGCAGGCGACGGCGGTGTTCGCCGGCCTCACTCCGGAGCAGCAGGGCGAGGTGGAGCAGATGTTCACCGGGGCCACGCCCACCGTGCAGCAGGTGCTCGGCGAGTCGGGGGCGGTGCCCGGCAATCTCTTGCAGGCGATGGCCAACGAGCGCCGCAACGGCGTCCCGCAGGCCCCGCAGAACCCCGAACTCAATCAGGTGCTACCACGATGATGAATCACTGGCTAGCGCATGGCCCGTATCCCCCGCCACAGTTTGAGGGTGATGCCCGAGTTAGCGAAATAACTGATTCCTTCGCGCTAATAATCGGCCCCGGCTGGCGAGCACGCGTTCTGCGTATCGTGGCTTGGGTGTTGAGGTTGCCATGACGCAGGAAAAGTTCGGCTCCCCGGAACTCGGCGACGCCACGGCGAAGTGGGAAGAGGACGTGAGCTACGTCGTGGGGCAGGTGGAAAAGTTCTCCCGCGAAGTGATGCCGAAAATACTCAACCGCCCGCCGGGCTCAACGCCCAAGCCGCCGGAGGTGGAGCGCCTGGAACACGACGCGGTGGCCGCTGACGTGGGCGCCGCCCGGAAATACTGGACGGGGCTGCTTACGGCCTACGGCGGGAACGTCGGGCTGGCGACCTACGAGTTTCTGCAATGGGACCGCAGGATGAGGGAGAAGAAGTAATGACGCTTCCAAATTCGGCCTACGGTATCGACGCAGATACGCTGGCCTTTTACAATCCCGCCGTTTGGGACTCCATTAATGCGCAGATGCAGTTCGGCCCGCGCACGGCGCTGGACATCTACCTCGCCCAGCTTGACAACGCCTCGCGCCTCCAGGGTATCCAGGCGCAGTCCGCCTCTTCGGCGCAGGCCTCAGCGGCCTCAGCCGGCGCGCAGGTCGCCTCCGCCGGGATCAACGCGCAGGGCGGCATTGCCCAGCAACAGATCGCCTCCGGGGCGCAACTCCAGGGCATCCAGGCCCAGATCGCCGCCGACCTCGAAGGGGCCCGCCAGGGCGATATCGCCGCCGCGCAGAGGTTGCAGGCTAACCTTCAGCTCCTGGCCTCACAGTCGAACCAGCAGACCGGCCTCACCCTCTCCCAACTCGGCGGCTCGGGTCAGTTGCGCGACTACATGGCGCGCCAGAACTACCTCTACGGCGGTGGCGCGCAACCAGGGGCCTTCTCTTCAATGCAGGGCTTGCCCTCACCCTGGATCACGGCCCCGCAGGTGGGGCTGCCCCCGATGTACACCGTGCCGAAGGTGGGCAGCCTGCCCAGCGCCAAGATGCCCGAGATCAACATCCCGTCCTTCGGCGGCGGCGGAGGTGGGTTTAGTGGCGGCGGGGGCGGCGCTCCGGACTACGCCAGTCTCGTGAACATGGTGAACCAGGCTATCGCGCCGCAAACCCCGGTATTCGACTTCGCGCCCCCTGCTCCCGCTCCTGCCCCGGTGCAATCCGCCACGGGCGGACTGGCCTCGGCGCTCACTGCCAGCATCACCGGCAACCCGGCGCAGTCGGCGTCCAACACACAGGCGGCGTGGCAGCAAATCCTGGCGAACCAAGACAATTACCTGGCCGGAGGCGGCACGGCCAAGGAAGGCCAGTCGGTTATCGTCGGCGACGCTCCGGGCGGACGGCTAACCCCGTTCTCAGAGGTGCTGACCGTGAAGAACGGCAAGGTCACGGTGACGCCGATCACGGGTGCGGCGCAGGGCGGCGGGGTGCTGAGCACCCTTCCCAAGGAGATGCCCGATTGGAAGCCCATACCACTGTCCGACCCCTCGATGCTTCCCCAGCCCTCCATCCCCGCACCCGCGCTAAGTGGCTACGATCCGGGGGTCCGCAGGCCGGTCGCAGGCGGGGTCCTCGCCAGCGGCGGTACGCGCGTTCCTCAGCCGGAGAACCCGCTCCCGCCGTCATCAGGCACGACCGTCGAGCTGCCCGATGGCACAACCGTGAAGTCCGAAGGCCCCGGCCAGCAGCCGCTGAATACGATGGGGGCGACGCCGCAGCCGGTCTCACCCGCCACCGGCGACCCGCTCAACCCCTCCGTCTTCCCGTGGCTCAACCAACTCACTGGCGCGTCCCCGTTCAACCCCACGAACCTCCAGCCGCTCCGGCAGGACATCCCCGGCGCGCCGGGCTATGGCGAGACGATTCCCATGCCGTGGGAAGTGGCTTACGGCGCGCAGCGCGACCCCTTCGCGGGCGCTCAGTACCTCGATCTCGTGGACGCGCTGGGCCTGCCCCGCTCAATCGCGCAATCACTGATTAACACCTTTACACCCGGCTATCGTCAAGGCTTCAACTTTAGACCCCTAGGTTTCTAGAATGGCACTCCCCTTCTCCTCTCCGACACGTTGGGAAATGCCTGCCGTCCGCATTGCGCGTGAACGCCAGGAAGAGGAAAGGCGTATCCAGGAGCGCACCCGCCGCGAGGTGGAGAAGTTCAACCAGCGCGCCACCCCGTTCCTCAATACTGTCCGCCGGGAGTCGGAGCTGGGCAAGTTCCGTTCGCTCTCTTCGGACTGGCTCAAGGAGCAGACTCAGATGCTCCGCCAAGAAGAGGCAGAGCGCCGGGGGGCTGTCCAGGTGAGCGCCTTCCGGGAGAAGGCCCGTGGGTTCATGGCGGACGCGGGCAACTTCGACCTGGGGGGTGGCGTGCCTCAGAACATCCAGGGCACACCGTCAAGGGAGGTCAGTACCGCGGTACAGGAACAGGCTCCCACACCCCCGTTCCAGCGTGGTGTGAGCGCCCCCGGTCAGGCGACCGGCACGTCCGCCACGGGCGGACCGGTGCGCCCGCAACGAGAAGGCGGCGGCTTCGGGTTGGGCGATATCGCGGGCACGGCCCTTGAGCAGGCCAACCAGCGCCTCTTTGAGCCGACCGAACTGATCGGCGGCAGAATCGTCCAGGCTGCCGCCAAGACGTTCCCGCGCGGTATCTCGGCGGGGACGCAGGGTATCGGTGGCTCAAGGGCTGACATCGGCGCCGGACAGGAAGAGGCGAGAGAGCTTCCGGAGGACGTGCGCGCTTCCTACCGCGCCGCGCTCGGTGGCGAGAAGGAACAAGAAGAGCTGCGCGCCCGCCTCGAAGAGATTGGTCTTCCCGCACGGGTCATCGGCGGTCTACTCTTTGCCCCTGACCTTCTCATCCCCGGTCTCGGCTTCACGAAAGTGGACGACTTCGCGCGCGGCATCAACGCGATCCGCAGGGGCGGGTCGGCAATCGATGATGTGCCGGAGGCGCGGCTTATCGTGGAGCAGTTGCGTAAGGCCGAGAGTGGCGTTCCGCTGGCGGGCGCCGCCGATGACGCGGCGCGCATAGTGGAAGAGACCGCCGAATTGCCACCCGCTGCGCGTCTTACCGAATGGATGCGCAACGCCGAGGGTGAATTCGCCGAGGGACTCAAGCAGCGCAAGGGCGCGATCTCTGCCTCCCGGAAGGCCAAGTCGGAACGGATGGCCACTATCTTCGCCGATGAATCGCTATCGCCACAGCAGCAGTTCGATCAGGCAACCAAAGCGCTGGGCGGTGCGGACGCCGAAGTCAGCTTGTTTAATCGCCCACCGATGACCGAGGCCGATGTGAGTGAACTCTTGACGACAGTCCGAGATCACCCGCTGCTCCAGGCCCGTAAATTCGATATGCGCAACACCCAATCGGCGCTACTGACTCTCCTTGACGGGGAACAGCCTACCGCTGGTGAGTGGAAGCTTCTTGAGCGTGTATTTGGAGCGGAGTTCGTGCGGGCCGGGATGAAGACGCCACAGTCCCAATGGCGCGTCGTTGCCGATGTACTGAATCTCCCCCGCACAGTGCGCACTATCTTCGACCATTCGTGGCCGCTCCGCCAGGGTATTGGAGTTGCCGCCCGCCATCCCGTAGAGACATTCGGTAACCTGCCCAAGGGCCTCTGGTCGATGGTCTCGGACAAGTCCTTTCGGGCTTGGGATGAGGCGGTCCGCGCCAAATCGCAGGTAATTCAAGTCACGGATGAGGCTGGCACGCGGCCTTGGACGGTAGCCGAACTCCAGGACGAATCGCGCCTCTTCCTTCCCAAAATGGAAGAGATCACGGCGGACGTGGCCGAGCGCACCGAGGAGTTCCTGCCGACGCAGGGCGATTCGTGGGTATCGAAGGTATTTGGCCCGATTACCTCACCATTCCAGCGCTCTTTCCTTGGCCACGGCAATGCCACCCGGTCAGACATCTTTGAGAACACGCTGCGCGGCTGGACGAACGGGTTTGCCGAGCCCATCGAAATGCGCGAGGTTGAGGCGCTGTCGTGGCTTCTTAATGTGGCTACGGGCCGGGGCGACCTGGGGCTGTTCAATAAGTCCAGCCCCTTCATTGCAGGCGGTATCTTTTCGCCCCGGCTTGCTGTAGCCCGTGTTCAGCACGCACTTTCACCTGTGATGCTGGCGACAGGGGCTGGTGTGCCCGCTCGTTCTGGCCGCGCCGCCAACCTAGCCGCGCAGCAGCTGGTCTCTCTGGTGGGTGCGGGGGCGTCCGTGTTGACGCTGGCATCGCTGGCCGGCGCTGGGCGCGTCGAGATTGACCCCCGCTCCAGCCTCTGGGGCAAGCTAGAGCTATTCCGTGACCCGGACAACCCCGGTGCTAACACGCTCAAGCTCGACCTGTTCGGCGGCTACCAGCAATACGCGCGCACCATCGCCCAGCTCCAGCAGGCGAAATCCAAGAGCGACCTCGGCATCATCTCAGGTAGAGACCGGCGCGACATCTTTGAGCAGTTCGTCAAGAATAAATTTTCGCCCAACCTGTCCATTGCCCTTGCGCTGTACACGGGTGAATCAGGTATTGGCGAACCCGTAGACCTGACATCGGCGCAGGGCATTGGGACCTTCGCCTGGAATCAGCTTTCTCCGCTTTCTTTCAACGACATCGTTGAGGCCGTGCAGGGTGACGATCCGATTAAAGTGGGCGGCGTGTCTACCATTGAACCTTCGGCGAAAGCCGCTATCGGCGGCGCCGTCGCGGGCACGCTGGGCACGCTGGGCGCGTCGGCGAATACCTATAACCCCCGCGCCTCATCGCAGCTTGCTGCCATTCCAGAGTTCAAGGGGATGACAGTGGAGCAAGTCTCTTCCATGAAGGACCTGTGGGGCGAAGCGGAATCGGAGCGTAAGCGAATAAGGGAGGAGACGGGCGCTGACGTGCCAGTGGCGAACATGATCCAGGCGCTAGGAGCGGATAAGGGATATGAGCCCGATGTTGTAAGTGCGGCGGTGGCGCTGCGCTCGCAGACCACGCGTGACCGGATGCGGAATCCCGACTGGCTCAAGTTTGTAGTGGAGAACATCGGGGAATTGAGCGCATCGAGTGAGCGTTGGTCTGATCCGCCCAACTACATCGTGGACCTTGTAAGGAACGCGGGCCGGTGAGGTTATCCGCAGTCGCCCCAGAAGTCATCGACGCATTGCGTCGCCTCGCCCAGGTCAAGCGCGATGGCGAGCAACAGGAAGAGCAGCGTAATCACTATCGCTCCGAGAATAGACAGCAACACATCTCTCATGGCTGGCAGGAGTTTAACAGATGACGCACGTAGCAGGTCATACCAACCCCAATGAGAGCGCGACCGAATACGAAATTAGAATCGCGGAAGGGGGCACTGGTTCCGCCGGCGGAACCAAGACCGGCCCCGCCACGCTCCCCGGTGCGCCAGCCGCTGGCCCCATCATCGTGACCGGGGACGGACGGCAGTGGCAGATTCAAGTGCTCTCATCCAGCGACCCCGCCGTGAAGTCCGGCGCCCTTCCCCGGTATGTCGGAAGAGCGCTCGACAACGGCGAGACGCAGGCTTTTGGCCCCGGCGAATACGTGACCAATGACGCCAAGATCGTAACGTTTAGCCCCAACGGTGATGTCAGTGAAGGCCGGACGCTGCGCGCCGATGAACAGCGCGCCCTCGGCTTCCCCTTCGACATTCTCGGCGGCGGCGAAGGCGGCGGCGGTGGTGGTGGTTCTGTCGCCGGAACCAGCGCCCCTGACCCGTACGCCGCCGCGTCGCTGCTCCTCCAGCAGTACGACACGGAGATCGCCAAGTCCAACGGCACGTTCAGCGCCGAGCAAGCTTTCGCCGAGTTCCAGACCAAATGGGAATCGCTGAAGGCGGACATCGCCCTCACGACCCAGGGCCAGCAAATCCAGCAGACAGGCGACTACCTGGTTGACGCGCGCGAGCGGGAACTCGCCGAGGCGAGCCGGAGATTGCGCTCAGCGGAGGAAGCGGGGAGCCGCGCGGGGACGATTGCGCGGGACATCCTGCCCAATGTCATCCCAGGCGCTACGGCGGTAAACTTTCCGCTCCTCGGCAAGATGCCGCTGCCGCAGGTGAACCTGGGGCAGCTCTTCTCGCAGGGCGGGGCGGGTGACCTGAACGCGATACCGCCGATCTCGCCGTCGCCCTCTATCCCGTTCAGTCCCGTTCAGGCGCCGCCGCTGGGGCCAAGGCCGAACTTCCCGGCACCGCCCCAGTACCCGCAGGCCCCGAACATCAACCCGTTTGTGAACGCGGCGGCAGAAGGGTTCGCCGGCTTTACGTTCTGATATCAAACACAGTCTAATCATGGGCCGTCCTTCGGGGCGGCTCTTTCGTTAGGAGGACATCAAGAATGGTTCAAGAGACACAGACACCCAGCGCCGACACCCCGGTTGCGCCGGTAGAGACTCCCACGCCTGCCCCAGCAGAGGAACCTGCTGCGGCACCGGCGGAAGAGTCCGCACCGGAAGGCACCGCGGTACCGGCGGAAGGTGAACCGATAGGCCCCACCTCAATGGAGGAGCTGATCGGGGACAACGACCACCTCAAGTCGTACTGGGAACTGCGGCAGACCGAACTCAAGGAAGAGGGACGCAGGCAGGCCCAGGGCGAACTTCAGCCGAAGGTAGACCGCGTTAACTCGACGTTCAAGGCCTACCACGAGACGGCGGCGCGGGCCGCACAGGGCGTACAGGGCATCACCGACATGCTCAGGGAGGCGATTAATTCGGGCGCGGTAGACCAACAGGTCCTCCAGCGTGCGTTCAACTCTTCCCCTGACGCCTGGCGGGCGATGAACGACCTGACGGGAAGCGCTGGCTTCTACAACGGCATGAGGGCGGTGGCGGCAACGTTCGGCGGCGACATCGGCGGCGAGCCCGGCGCGACATTCACCGGCGACTACACGACCCGGTGGTTCAACGCGGAGGGCGGCGACGGCGACCCGGCTGAACTACTCAAGGACCAAATCAAGGCCTACATGGAAGTGATGGTCGAAAAGGCAAAGGCTCCGCTTCAGAAGCACATCAAGTCCCTCGAAGTGATGGTTGAGAAGGCGAAGGCCGCCGGTAGCGGTGGCCCGTCTCCGACAGCGGGCGTAGGGACGGCAGGCGGAAAGGGCTCAACGGCCTACGCAGACATTTTAAAGATGACCCCAAGTCAGATCGATGCGCTCCCTGACGGCGCATTGCAGGAAGCCATCGATAAGGCTCAGTAAGGGGCACATTTAAGGAGCTTAATGTGAGCATCGGAAATTTTAACCCCACAATCTGGAGCAAGCTCTTCCTCGAAAATCTGAACAAGCGTCACGTCCACGCGGACGTGATGAACCGGGATTACGAGGGGGAGATCAAGGAAGTCGGTGATACGGTCAAGATCAGTTCGATTGGCCGCATCACCGTAAAGGCATACACGCGCAACGCAGGTCTGGGCGGAACAGCAGCGTCACCGACCATCGCGGGCATCGACCGGCCCGAAGTGCTGGAAGGCAGCTCGCTCTTCCTGACGATCACGGAAAGCGACTACTTCAACTTCGGCATCGATGACGCTGACGCTTACCAGCAGAAGCCAAAGCTCATGTCGAAGGCCATGAAGGAGGCCGCGTACGCGATGGCTGATGGCGTTGACCTGTACGCTAACTCGGTTCTGCAAACCGGGGTCGCAGGCACAACAGACGGCACAGGCAACCGGCTGGCGGCCCGCACAATCGGCACGGGGGCAGGTGACGATGACGCCTACGAGGCCCTGGTTGACCTGGGCGTCAAGCTCAGGGAAGCCGATGTAACGGGCGACTTCTGGGCCATCGTCCCGCCCTGGTTCGTCGGTATGTTGCAGAAGGATGTCCGGTTCACCAACTACGGCACCGGCCCGAACCGCGAGACGCTTCTCAACGGCAACATTGGCCGGGCCGCAAGCTTCGATATCAAGGAGTCGAACAACCTCTCCGGCGCGACCTCTGGCACGCTGGCCGTTTCTGGCGGTGTCTACACGGTCCTCGCCGGAGTTAAGGACGCTGCGACATACGCAGACCAGATAGACAAGATTGAGGCGTTCAATCCGGAGGACGGCTTCAACGACGCCGTTAAGGGCCTGCACATGTACGGCGCGAAGGTAACCCGGCCCTACGCGCTGGCGAGCGTCGCAGTGACGATGGCGTAACCCAACACATAAAGGAGTAGTGAAGTGGCAACAACTGGAATTACCTGCGAACTCTTGACCCTGAACACTCGCGGGAGCGACAACCCCGATGGCGCGGACGGCGAGAGTGGAGCCAACGGCCTGGACGCCGCTGTTGCGGCGGACGGCTTTGTTATCTCGCCTCCGTCCGGTCAAGCGTTTGACGAGCGCCTGGTTCTGCGTCTCGTCGTTACAACAGCGGCAACTTTCGTGTTCAAGGCTGGGGACCGTTACCCAGCGCAGCGGGCCGATCTCGGTGACCTGAGCATTGTGATGGCGACAAGCGATATCCGCATGATCTCCATCGAGACGAGCCGCTTCCTTCAGAACGACGGCACGATCCTGGTCACCTGCACGAACACGACCGATCGCTTGCAGGCGTACATGCTCCCCAAGGCGGCTTAAACGATGGCCGATAAGACGCCCACGGAGACGATCTTGGCCGAACTTCGCGCATTGACAAAGCGCGTCGAGGAAATAGCAGCGGCACTGTCCGTGCCGAAATCCAAGTAAAGGGCGGAACGCCCGCCCCGTAAGGGGTTCTCTGGAAAGGAGAGCAAGCAGTGGCTAATCCCAATATCAAGAACTTCTACCTGCCGATCACGCGGCTTCATGTGCCGCGAGGCTCGGACTGGGGCCAGACAGTCGGCACCGACTACTGGCTGACGTGGAACCCCGGCGTTGACCTCCTGGCGACCGCTACGGCAGGCACCATCGTTGACGAGTTGGTGGACGGTGGCTGGAACGTCGCGTCCAGCCCGACCAACACAGCGGGCAGCGGCGGGGACTTCGCTGGCGGGGTCTTCACCAAGACGACCACGCCGTATGTAAAGTCGGGGTCGTTCGACGGTAGCTACGGAGACCTGGGCACCCCAAACCATGCACTACTCGCCGGCACAGGCGATATTGTTGCCAGTCCGGCGATCTTCGGGGACGCGGTGGGCATGGAGGCGGCAGCGATTATTGCGGGCAAGTCCATTCGTCCGCGTTACCTAATCGCCGACTTCTGGGCTGCGTTCACCGTGGCCTCCGCCGATGAGGTGACCACGGCAATCGGTTTCTTCGAGGACGTTTCCACGATCTCTACCGAGGCCGACCAGTACGCGGTGATCTATAGCAACGCCGTCAACTTCCTGCTCGCGGGTAACGCCGCGACGCTCGACACGGGGCCGGTGGTGGATAACGACTGGCACAAATGGAAGATCGTCATCCAGCTCAACGGCACGGGCTCCGGCGTTCCGCAAATCTACTGGTACGTCGATGGCGCGATCCAAAACACCACAGCGGCGGCGGGCCTTAACGACGAGTTCCCGCTGAAGTTCGGGATGCACTCACTGACCACCAACCGCATCGGGCTGGGCCTCGTGCACATCAGTTACGACTGGTAGCAACGATGACGATTAAGCCTGGGCACTTTCCCAAAAAGGGCGAACGCCTGGTGAATGGGGAGTGGGTTACGCCCACTCCCCCGAAACCAGCTCGTCGCGCCCAAACAGCGGCGGATCGCCGCAACTATCTACGACGTCAGGCCGGATGGCCGGTGAAGGAGTAAAGACATGGCAGAAGATCAGAGACTATACGGCTATTTCGGCACCTCGCTCCCCGACCCTGGGGCCGAGAGCTGGCAGCCCGTCCGAGTTTCCGCGCGGGGCGAGGTAGCGGTCATCGACTTCTATCACAAGATGGCGATGGAGGGTCGTTGCTACCAGGTCAGGATGGGCACAGTGGCAACTGGCCTAGCGGCGGACAGCACGCTCACCGACACGGCGGCGCAGATGTGCGTAGACGCCGCGTTGGGCTTGACGATCATCCCGGCAGAGTTCGGAATCTCAATCGTTTCGATTGCCACCGCGCTTTTGCTCACAGTGAAGATCAAGGCCGTAGGAGCGGCTTCGACAGTGGGGACGGTATTCGTCCCGCTGCCGATGCGGCAGGGCGGGGCTGCGGCGTCCAGTACGGCGCGGGCGATGACAGACGGCGGTGTCACCGTGGCGGCTGAACTTGCCACGACCACGCGCGTTCTGTTTGAGGCAATCGATAACCACACCCAGACGCCGACTACCGCCCTGGGTCACTCGGCGATGGTCACTCAGGCAGCCGTTGCTTGGCAGCCACGCATTCCCTACATCGGCGACGGCGTGGCTTGCGTGTACGTTCAGGTGGCCTCGACTACGGCCTTCAACCTGAACTACGCGCACCTGAATTACGTGGAGCTTGCCACGGCTTCCGTGCTGTAATGCCGAACTTTCTGTTCCGTTGCCCCCACGGCCATGAGAATGAGCTACTGCGTCACCGGGATACGGTAGAGGTCGCTTGCGGCTGTGGGGCAACGGCGCGGAGGGCGGAAGTCAACCGCATCGCCGTGACTGGCTTCGCGGAGACGCCTCGTGGCCAGGAGAATTACCGCCGCGAATTCGCCGATTTCAAGGAAGCCTCGGCAGAGGTGGACTACGCCTACACGAAAGCCGAAAGCGATGGGATGCCAGTAAGGCGGCCAAATTTGTACAAGGCGGGACTCAGGAAGGCGCAGCGCGAGGGCGCAAAGATCAGGAGCGTGTGATGCCGGGCAAGCAAGTCAAGGGCTGGGAAAAGTATGAGGCGCGGCGGAAGAAGGGACTGACCACGAACCGGGCCGCACGCGTCGCCAACGCCAAGCGAGAAGCGCGTAAGCGTGATCCGAAAGTGAGGGCATGATGGCGCACAAGTCCGGCAAGAAGTCCTATCCGCCCATGAAGGGTCATCCCGGCAAGATGCCGAAGTCGCACGCCAAGATGTCACCTGCTGAGCACAAGAAGGCGATGAAGCGTGCCGGCAAAAAGTGAGAAGCAGCGCCGCTTTATGGGCGCTGACCTCGCCCGCAAGCGCGCCGGGAAGAAGACCAGAACTGGCATGAGCCAGAAACAGTTGCGCGACTTCGCGCGGAAAGGAAAGAAGTAGATTGCCTGCATACAAGCCTAAGAAGCCAGCGCCTAGATACACTTCATCCACTCCGTTCAAGGGGAAGCCGGAGCCAAAAAGTAGCCCTGGGAAGTCGTCGAAGTCGTTCAAAAGGCCAACGCCCCTCATGGACCCCTCCCAGCAGAAGCCGAAGAAGACGGGCGACTACATTACGCACCCCAGCCAAAAGCCAAAACCCAAGGCGCCCAAGCCCCCCAGCAAGACGCCGATCAACGCCAACACCCGCAAGAGCCGCACGCGCACAAACCTGAGCCCCACAGGCTACCCCAGAAACCCCAAGACGAAGAAGCCTGCCTCGCAGCGGGGAACGAGGAAGCGCTAGGTGTGTGACGCGAACGGCTTCCCTTACTGGCTCTACGATGAGGACGACGAGTGAGCACAACGCTAGAGCAGTTCGTCCAGCGTCTGGCGTCCGTCGTCGGCGCCGGCGAAGAGCCGATTAACTTCAGCGCCACCGGCGGCTCAACGACCACGATTGCGTCCACCTCGGCCATCTTCGCCAAGACTGCCGCTACCGCCTACACCGGGCGGGACGCGGTTATCACGGACACGACGGACGACGCTGCCCCGGAAGGTGAGGCGCGCCCGGTGACGTCGTTCTCCGGGACGACGCTCACCGTGGGCACGGCCTACAGCGCCACGTTGACCTCGGGCGATGATGTGACGCTCCTCCCCGGCGGGCTGCACCTGCCGGACTTCCTGGAGGCGATCAACGATATCCTGCGCAACCTGCCTTTACCGCGGTATTTGCCGGTCACCGATCTGACGGACGGCGACATGGAGACCTCCGGGGTGACCTCATGGACTGACGCCGTAGGTACACCTACGCAGACGAAAGAGACTACAGCGGCGCTGGTGCTCACCGGCACACAGTCTCTCAAGCTGGTGACGACGACCGTAGACCACGCCGTCACGTCCGTCTCGCGCCCCGTTACGGAGGGCGAGCAACGGCTGATGTGGGCGCCCATCAAGGTGACGGCGGGCTCCTTGCGCCTCTCGGTCTACGATGTAACGAACTCCGTGGAGATTGAGGGTGAGACGATAGACGAAGAGGCGTGGACGGTGCCGGTTATCCAGTACACCGTGCCCAGCGGCTGTCAGAACGTCGCTGCGCGGCTGGTGGCCAAGACGGCCAGCACAACGGCCTACGTGGACCACGTAGGGTCTGTCTCCTGCGAAGTGGAGCTTCTGGACACCCCTTCCCAGATTACCGACACCGCGCTGATCGAGGGCGTGGACTTCCTGCCACTGGGGTTTCCCTCAGAGGCGAACAATTCCTACCTCTGGGGCGAAGACCCCGAGCCGTGGGCCACGAGGGACGAGCTGCGGGACTACCGCGCGCTCACACAGATGCGCTTCAGTATCCGCAAGCCGAGCATCTATCCGCTGTTCTGGCGCTTCCGGGCGACCAACACGGCACTCTCGGCGATGAGCGATGTCGCCTACATCGATGACGATCTCCTGGAAGCGGCGCTGCCGGGGATGGCTTCGGTGCTGTTCGCCAAGCTCGCCATCGCCAACGAGCACAACGGGAACACGCAGCAGGCCGCGCGCTATAAGGGGTGGAGCGAGGAAAACGCCCGCACCTACCGCACGATGCTGGACTCGCTGGGGCTGGCGGAGCCGATTATCCAGAAGCCCTCACAGCCGCGCAGGGTCGCCTAGTTGGCCGCTGAACTGGGGGGCAACGTCCAGATTACCCCTGTGGGCGGCACTGCCACGCAGTACCCGCTGGCTATAGACGGAGAGGTATTGGCCTGGAAAGAAGGTGACTGGCTCTCCCGCACGCAGGCGCGGATTGACATACCTGTAGAGACCTCTTGGCCGTTCATGGCCCCCGGCGGTATGGGCGAGACCAAGCGCACCAGCCCCACTTCCGTAGGCAATGCCTTCACGGTAGGGATCGACGCCCATGCTTTCGGCTTCGCGCGCTTGGCCCCGAGAAGGGTCACGGTCACACCCACCGTCGCGCCCGTGGACAAACCCAGCAAGGGTTTTGAGGCGGCGGTGCCGGGCGAGATACCGACGACCATTGAGATCACCGCGCTGGAGTCCGGCGACGCCACGACCGAAGAAGCGGACATCGTGCTCCGTAAGCTGACACGGGCCGCTAGCGCCTCCGCCTCCGTCACAGAATCACTGCTGGCGGAAGTAAACAGCACGGTCGTGACCACGGCTTACGCCACCGCTTCCGTCGCTCCCGCCGACGACCGGCTGGTGCTGGTGACGGTCTTTAGCGACTCAGCGGACGGCTCCGTCCCCGCCGCGCCGACGGTGACCGGCGGCGGGATGACGACGTGGGACCAGGTGGCGACGCAGGCGTTTGCTTCGCAGGGTGCGCGGATAACCGTCTATCGGGCGCAGGAAGCGACGCCGGGGTCGGGCGCGATCACCGCCACGTTCACGGCCAACCAGGACAGGTGCAAGATTTCCGTCTCCGAGTTCGGGAACGTGGACATCGCGGGATCAAGCGACAACGGGGCGTCCTGCGTCATTCAGTCCAAGACAGGCCAGAGCGCGAGTCTGGCCAACAGCCTCTCTGTGACCTTTGACGCGGCGTTTAGCCAAGAGAATAACGCGACCTATGCGGCCTTTGGCCAGCAAAGAGGAAGCGGTGGCAGTGCCGCCCTGGCGTTCAGCGCCGGGCTGGGGATAACCAATATCTCCGGCCTGACAACGGGCGGCACCGACGCACAGAGAACGGCCTTGCGCACAGGCTGGAAGCAGTCTGAGGTTTCTACCGTCACCGCTAGCGTGGTGGCCCCCGGAACAACCGGCTATCTCGCCGGCATCATCATCGAAATCAGCTCCGCTTCGGGAGGCGGCGCGTCCGCCGACGTGTTCCAGACCGACACCATCTCCCCCACCGGCAACAGCCTCGTGCTGGCTGTCGTAGAGGGGTTCAGGGACGCCGGGGCCTCGGCGGCGCCCACGCTCTCGGGAGTGATGACGACCTGGACGCAGGTAGCCTCGCAGGTCTTCGACACCGACAGACGCATCACCCTCTACCGCTCGCTCCAGGCCACACCCGTTCCGGGCAAGGTGACGATAACGTTTGCCGCCGCACAGGACGCGGCCGCGTGGTCAATCCTTGAGTTCGGCAACGTGGATACCGCCGGCGTGAACGGCGCGGACGCCGTGGTGCAGTCGGCGACAGACACGGCGACCGGCGCGACTTCGCTCTCGATCACCCTGTCCGCGTTTGGTGCTGCCGCCAACGCTACCTTCGGGGCCTTCGCCACCAACGCCACGTCCGGGATTACTCCCGGTACAGGGTTCACGGAGATCGATGACGTGACCGAAGGCGGTGGGCTGTTCACCGAGTGGCGCGTGGACAACGACACGGGCGTGGACGCCTCCGACTCCGCGTCGGCTTCGGTCAACTGGGGCGGCATCGCCATCGAGGTCAAGTCCGCCGCGCCGCTGGGAACGTACACAACGGACCTGTTCACTCCGACGAAAGAGCGCCTGATCCTGGCGTCCGTACACAACACGGTGACGACCCCCGGCACGCCGACGGCTTCTGGCTTCAACTTGACCTGGGTAGAGGTGGACAGCGAGACGCAAGGCGACGAGCGGGTGACGGTCTTCCGGGCGATGGGCCACAGCGACCTCGCAGAAGGGGCGCTGACCTTCGACTTCGCGGGCACGGCGCAGGACGGCGTGCGCTGGTCTATCGCCGAGTTTGACGGCGTGCTGACGACAGGCGACAACGGCGCGAACGCGGTGGTGCAGAGCGTCAGTGGTACTGAGTCTCAGTCCGCCAGCCTGACCATCACCTTAGCCGCGCTGACGGACGCGACCAACGCCACTTACGGGGCCTTCGCCGCGACCCTGGCCACGGGGATTACCCCCGGCTCTGGTTATACCGAGGTACACGAGGAAGAGATCAGCGGTGAGACGCTGGAGACCGAATGGCGGCAGACGGGCTCCGTGACGGTGGATGCTTCGGCCACGGCGGGGATACCGGGCATCCAGTTTGCCGAGGGCACTTACACAGGCGACGACGACGCAGCACGGGCGATTACGGGTCTGGGGTTCACGCCCAAGGTAGTCATCATTAAGCCCGACCACGCCACCAGCGGGCAGGGCTGTATCAAGACGGACGACATGCCGAACACGTCCAACCTGGCCAACTCCAACGAAGACGACGCCATCGTCTCACTGGACGCCGACGGCTTCACGGTAGACGGCACAGTGGTGGCCAACCACACGACCAACGTCACCACGATCACCTATTACTGGATGGCCTGGGGCGGTTCAAGCGTGGCAACGAGTACCTACACCGGGGATGGGGCCGCCACGCAGGACGTGACTGGCGTGGGCTTCGACCCGGTGATGGTCTGGGTTGTCTACCCGGCGAAGAACGCTGGCAAGTCGGTGCGTACCGACACGATGGGCTCTGCCAATTGCGTGACGTTCACAAACGTCGTCCCTGCCGATGAGATCATAGCTCTGATTACAGACGGCTTCCGGGTGGGCGACTCAGATGAGGTCAACGCCACGAGCGAGACGTATTACTACGTAGCGTTTAAGGCGGCGACGAACTTGCACACCGGCACCTACACCGGCGACGGACTTGACAGCCGCAACCTCCCGGCTTCGGCGATGGCGTTTGACCCGCAGGCGGTGTTCATCCGCCTCTATACAGGATCGCAGTTGATGGCGGTCAAGAACGAATCCCTCGCTGGTGATGCGGCCTACTCTTTCGCGGAAGCCGTTTCGGCGGCGAACCTAATCCAGTCGCTGACGCCCGCTACTGGAAAGTTCCAGGTGGGCACCAATGCGACAGTCAACTCCAGCGGATTGGAATACCACTTCTTCGCCTTCGCACAGGGGACGGGAGTCGCCGCTTGGGCGGGCGTCGGCATCGAGATACAGGCCGGGAGCGAGCCCGGGGGGTTCGCGGGCGACCCCTTCATCTACGCCCTCAACGGCCAGCACAACACGAAGATGTCCACCGATGACACGCCCACGATCACGGTAGAGGCGCAGCACGACTTCGGGGCGGCGGCAACTTCCGGCGGCAATCCTGCATACTTCGGCACGCAGACGCTTGGCCCCTTCTGGTACATCCCGCTGGGGAGGTTCAAGACCGCCGAAGTGCTTATCGCCACTGCCAGCTCCGGCGACGACACCTACGAGGAGATGACCGCCGCCAACGGCTACAGCGGGCCGGGGAGTGTACAGGCGCAAGCCTTCACCGTCTCCTCGCAGGGCTTCAATTCAGCGCTCCTTCGCGGCTTCAATGGCAACAAGGTGGATGTCTCGGTGGACGGCAAGACCTTCGGCAGCGACTTCGACGTGGGGTCTTCCGCCGAGATTATCCAGGCCCTCATCGACTCCGGGGCCGTGATCTTTATCGGCACCGACTCCAACCTCCACCAGTTCGACGGGTCGGGCGTCTCTTTCCGCCTGACCCGCTTCAACGTCGCCGACACCGACCTCGACCACGGCTCGGGGATGCTCGTGCCGGAGGGCTCTGAGAACTGCTTGTTCCCCCACCAGGGCGTCTACTACTGGAACGGCTCCCGGCCCATCCACGTCTCGGTAGACGCCATCCCCTTGAATCGCGCCATCCCTGGTGTCACCCACGAGCCCTTCCGGGTAAAGTTCACGGAGATCGTCTACGGCTCTGACGACTGGCTCTGGGCGACGGGCAGGGTAACCGAGAGCGGCAGCACCAAGACCTACGTGTTCGCCATGAACCGCCGCGCCGAGTCGTCGGTCTGGCACACCATCGACCGCTTCGACGGTATAGCAAGGCTGATACCGATTGACGGGGCGCTCGATTCCAACCACCGGCTCTGGTTCGCCGACGTGACCGGGGCCAAGTACGGCTTCCTCCAGCTGGGGAAAAACGGCGAGCCGGACGCGGGGCGGGACTCCCTGGGCTATGGCGCGCCATCCACGACCTACCAGTTCTACTCTTCCCGCGACGACTGGGGCTTCCCTCACGACCTCAAGCAACTACAGTCCATTGAGGTGAAGACGCTGAACACCGGGGCCACCACCCCCGTTCAGCTCAAGGTCCTGCGCGATCAGGGCAGCGAAGAGAGTGTGGGTACGACGATCACCGATGCGGGTGTGGACGAGCGGTTCTGGACGCTGGGCACGAACGACACCGCCTACGACACGATGTTCCTGGCTGAAGTCGCCACCACAGCAGGGTTCAGCACTGACACCGACTGGCAACTGCTCTCGCTCGTGGCCAGGGGTAAGCTCAGGCCGAAGATGACGCGCGAGGTCACTTTCACGGTGGACACCTCGCGCCTGGGCACGCTACCCGACAACCCGGAATCGCTGCGGACGAAACTGGAGGAGCTGGTCGAGGCCAATCCCCCGGCGGTGCTCGACCCTTACGGCAATTCAGTCAACCTCGCGGTGACAGGCGTGGATGTCCTCTCCAAGATTCCTGACACTCAGGGCAGAGTCCAGTATCTGATCACAGTTCATGGGTTCATATGGAAGACTTCGTAAACGAAATCCCCGTCCCGAAGGGGAACCCGGCGTCCAAAGACCGGAAGCGGGCGGCGCTGCGCAAGGAACTGCACACTCAGGGCAAGCCAGCGGACGGCCAGGCAGAGGTCTACAACGAAGATACGGGGCGGTTGGAGTGGTCTGACCTTACAGGTGCGGGTGCGCCCAATACCGTTGACTTCCTTGTCGGGACGGCCAACGCGATACTGACGAACGAGATCGTGGTTGGCACGACCCCCGGCGGCGAGCTGGGCGGGACGTGGCCCTCACCCACGGTGGACGCTACGCACTCCGGCTCGGCGCACCACGCGGCAGAGTCAGGGGAGTCAGCCACCCACAACCACGGCAACCTGTACTACACGGAGACGGAAACAGACGGCCTCTTCACCACCCACGAGGCCCTGCCAAACGTTCACCACACCGCCTTCGTCCAGGCGGACGCGGACGCGCTGTACGAGCCGCTGGACGCCACGATTGTACGGACTACCGACACCGACTGGGTTGATCTGACGGACGCCGGGGAGACCGCCCTGCACTCACATGCGGGCGGTTCCGGCGACGTGGCCACGGACGCCATCTGGGACGCGGCGGGCGACCTGGCGCGAGGTTCCGGCGCGGACACGGCGGCGCGGCTGGCGACGGGCGCGGCGGGCACGGTGCTGATCGGCGGCACGTCGTGGTCGGCGTCCCCGGTCATCGGCACGGCGCTCATCCTCGGCTCCGCCGACACCTCCGGTATCCGCTTCGACATAGAGTCGGGCGTATTTGCGGTGCGCGAGGGGGACGACTCGGCGTACGCCTCGGTAGTGGCGCTGACCTACAACACTGGCGCAGGCCCTGTGACCAACCCGCTGGTCAAGTTCATCGCCAACGCGACCGAAACCATCGCGGCCAACATCGCGGGCTATGAGTTTAGCCCGACGCTCACGACCAGCGGCAACAGCCGGGCGGTCTATGGGGTGTACGCCGCGCCCGCCATCAACGTCGCCAACGCTTCAAGCGGCCACGAGATTTTCGGGCTGCGCTTTACGCCTACCATCTCTGGCGCGGGAGCATCGGCGTCCTTGGTAAGGATCGGAGCCATTGATGCCAATGCCTCACTCGCCTCGGTCAGCGCCAGCCGCGATATCAGCGCCACCGAGATATACGGTCTCAAAATGGGCAGTCTCGGCGAGCTGGGGCTCGGCAACTTCGACGCCGCCGGTGCTATCGCTCTCAGTTCGACCGCCGCCCTCGCCGATGTCACGGTCACGACGGCCTACGGGCTATTTAACAACGGCGTTACGCTCCAGGCGCTCAACAGCGGCTTGATTACGGTCACCACGGCTTACGGCGACTTCAACGGCGGCTTCTGGATGGAGGTCCTGGGCACGGGCAACGTGCTCGTCACGACCGGCTACGCCTCCTTTATCCGCGCGCCCCAGATGTCGGCGGCGGTCTCCACCGGCAACACGACAATCACAACCTACGAGGCGCTGCACATCGGCGGCGGTGCGTACGCGGACGCCGACTTCACCATCGGGGCGAGCACGCAACTGCGTATCGAGGACATGACCGGGGCGCGGATTACGGGCAACAACCGGCTGCTGGAAATCGGGACGAGCACACCGACGACAACAAGCGGCCTCTTCCGCATGATCGGCAACTTCACGGCGGCGGCGAACCAGACGCCGCTCTACGTCTCGGAGGGTGCGACCCCGACAGTCAGGCAGTTCAGAACGAAGGACGGAGCGGCCATCACGGGGGGTGACCTCGTGGTGGTGCTGGTCTAGGAGGAAACCATGCTGACAAAACAAGAGAAGAACGACCTGGCCCGCCGCTTCAAGGCGCTCGGCCAGCACACGGACGAGATGGCGCGGACAGTGCGCGATCTCCCCGCCGACGAGCCGTTCATCACGGCGCTGCTCAAGATCAAGGAGCCGATCGGCGCGTGGCAGGCGGAGTTCAATCAACTACTCATGGACCTGGGGAAGTACACGGAGGACTAGCCATGCCGACATTCCAGATAACAGTCTCGGACGCGGCGGACGCGCGCTTCAAGGCGGAACTCGCGGAGCACAACGCTGAGACCGGCGAGAGCCTGACGGCGCTACAGTTCCTCAAGCGCATCATCGTGGAGTACATCGCCAGCCGGGAGGCGGCAGAGGCGGTGGCCGCGGCGGCAGTCCAGTTCGACACCGACAACAAGCCCGACCCGGCAGACCGCCACGCCGCGATCCTGGCGGCAAGGCTGCCGTCATCGCGCAGTACAGCGGATAAGGAGGACGACATGAAAATCGACAAGGTGACATACACATGGTTCGACGGTAGCCAGCACTCATTCTGGATACGGCTCAAGCTGGCGGTTTCGTTTGCGCTGACGCCGCTAACCCTCGTGCTGATCGGACGCTCAATCCGGGTAAGCATGCCCCCGATAGACATGCCCCCGATAGACTGGCGAACCGAGGCGCGCGAAGGCGACGACTCAGTGAGGGCGGCATGAAGAAGCTGACGAACCTACAGGAACCGCTCCGCACCCCGGACGGCCAGCCCATCCCGGACACCGTACAGATCATGCTCTCAGCGATGCTCTACTACGGTTCCTCACGCGACCCGGCGCGGGCCGTGAGCCTGGCCCAGCGCATCCGCGAATCGCGCAACGGTATCGTGCTGGAGGAAAGCGACTACGCCATGCTCAGCGAAGCCGTACAGGGCGACCAGCGGCACGCCAACTTCGCACGGGCAGCCTGCCTCGCGGTGATCGCGGCGGCGGAGGAAGTCGAGCCATCAGAACCAAGCCGCGCAGCGCGCAGACGGGCAAAGAAAGGGAAGTAGTGACACCGGAGCCAAATGACCCCGAACGCTGGGCTGGCTGGGGGCCTCCACCGTCCCCCCGTCAGTATTTCGAGGCCCTGGTCGAGCACGAATCGGAGCTAAGAGAGAGTGAATGGAGAGCGCATGACGCTAAACACGTCGCGTCTGAGACGGCGCAGGGAGGCACCGACTCGCGGCTTAATGACGTGCGGCTCCGGTTTGTCCCGAGAGAGGTATTCGAGTCGCGCATGGAAGCCCTGAGCCGTCTAACGCTGGGGCTCTTGATTATGACTATCGCCTCCCTGGCGGGCGTGGTGGTCACTTTGGCGACACGGTGAAAGGAGGAGACCAAATGGAGATTCTCGCAACGCAGATCAACATAGGTGACGGGCTGTTCGCGCTTCTGGTGGTGGTCGTCCTGATCCTGATCGCCGCCTATATCATCCGCAGGCTATGAGGCGGCTCTGGTGGTGCGACCTGCTGCTCTTCGCGGGCGTGGTGGCCCTGTGGATGATCCTGACGCCGCGCACGGAGGACTGGCGGACGATGCCAGAGTACGAATACCGGGGTATGGAATGAGCACACATGGCTGGATTGGAACAATAACTTTCTCTTTCCTTGATGGGCATGAGATCAGGAAGGCATCTTGTCCTGCTTGTCAGTTGTGGGACACCGAATACGACCCTGAGCCCTACGAGATTGATGGGAAGTCAATTACATTCTGGGTTGGCTGGTGCAATCACTGTGAGGATTGGTTCCAATGAGCACGTGGCTGCCGTGGGCGATCAAGGCTCCCGCTCCGCAGGACAAGGCGGGCTACCCGAACGACCCCGGCCGCAAACTCTCGGAGATCCTGTACATCGTCATGCACTCGGCGGAGGGCTGGGAGTCCTACCTTAAACAAGGCCACCGTCCGGGCGCGGACGCCTCGTGGACCTTCTCTAACTGCCAGAACGGGAACTTCTACCAGCACTTCCCCCTGGAGGCGCTGACATACACCTCCGGCGGCTACACGCAGAACCGGGACGGGCTGGCCTGCGAGAACGAAGGCGTCACGGGCCAACCCCTCAACGAGGCGCAGATCGCCAACGGGCGCCGGCTGCGGGCCGACGTCGAGAAATTATGCCCGAACCTGCGACCGCCGGTGTTCGGTCAGGGCTGGCGGGAGCACTCGGAGCTGACGAACGGCGCGACCAGCTGCCCAAGTGGGCGCATCCAGCCGCTCTACGATTCATACAAGGAGGACGATATGACCCTAAACCTAGATCAGGAGAGCACTATCAAGACCACCGCCGCGCAGGTGCTGGAAACGCTTCACGCCGTTTTTGGCGGCACGTCACCGGCGCGCACCGTGAAGGAGGAGGAGAGCATCATGGGGCGGCTGCGACGGATAGAGGAGCAGCTTGATTCCCAGCCCGCCGTCGCCCTCGGCAAGCTGGATTATGAGGCGTTGGTTGCGGCGCTGGGTGGTCAGGAGGCCGTGTTGGCCGGGCTGGCGCGGGCGATCATCAAGGTCGCCGGGGAGGACTGAGCATGGCATATGTCTGGCTGGAGAACCGAAAGACGGAGGAAATACACCGCGCGTGGACCGTGGACGGCGCACGGCTAACCGGAGAGGCTTGCAACCTGGACGCCGCCGACGAGCACGAGATCACAGAAGAGGAGGCACTGGCCAAAGTCGGTGAGAAGCCGAGCCGGGCCTGCGGCCATTGTCTAGCGAAGGGAGAAGCGGAATGATTAGGGACTTGACGGGCTCCGGCGGCGAGACGCCCATCCAGGACGGCTCCGCGCGCGGCATCATCGCAATGGCGCTGACGGCAGGGCTGGCGTTTGTGGGCGATCACTGGAGCGGGCTATCGGACGCGGACCTGGTGACGCTGGGGCCGGTGGTGGTCGGGCTCAGCTTCTTCATCGGCGGCGTGTACGACCGGTTCATCGGCAAGAAGCTGTAGTAGACTAGGGGCGCGTCGTAGAGCAGTGGTAGCTCGCCGGGCTCATAACTCGGAGGTCGCGGGTTCGAATCCCGCCGGCGCTACCATTATACTAGGGGCTTGGCGGCGGCCCCACTAGCTCAACGGTAGAGCACTGGCCGTATCAGCCAGCGGTTCCCGGTTCGAATCCGGGGTGGGGCGTAAGTCCGCCGGACACTTGACGGCGCTATCGCCAGAGTTTCGAAGCCTCGATCAGGATGGCCGCCTCCCTGCCCGTCACGGTTGGAATGCGGCGCTTTAGCATGGCGACGGAGAGCGTCGCCGGGTGCTCGACGCGGAGCGCGCAGGCCGTCTTGAGGAGACAGACGGCGCAGAGGTGTCCTTTGCCGTCGCAGATGCAATCGAGAGGCTGGTGTGGGCGCTTCATGATGGTCACGACGGGCGCTCCCCCTTCGCGCGTTGCATGTGGCCGGTGTTATGTGAACGTTGACGATAACATGAAACCTATATATGTTATGTAAACCCCGACGTTTAGGCCGCTAGATAGCGGATGCGAGGTTATGTCGACAAGCTAGTGCGAACCGGATTCTATTTCCTTGACGAGCTTCCAAAGGGGCTGGTGGCGGGCGCGCGCGATCTTACGGAGGTTGTCGAGCCGAGGCTCTTCCTCGCCCTTAGCCATGTTATGCAACGTGGCTTGGGGCATCCCTACCGCTCGCGCTGCTGCGTTGATGCTGCCGTGCTCCTTCTTTAGCTCCTCAATTACTTTGAGGAGTCCGGTCATATCAACTAAGCAGTCTAAAGTTTGAGTCGCCATTAGTCAACAAATAATATCACACTTTCTAGACAGATTGACACGTTATGGGCCGTTTTGGTATTGACTTGATTTAGCGTGGGCGTCTAGAATCCTAGTCGCACAAAGTAGACTAGGAGGCCAGATGGCGCGACGCACCCTCTACCCCGAAGGCAGCAAGCAACTGAACGTGATTCTCCCTGCCTCTCTCAAGGACGAGATCGACCGGCAGGCCCAGGCCGAGCAGATTCCCACTTCAACGCTCGTCGTCCGCATTCTCAGCAAGGCGATGGCGGAAGCGGTGCCCGTTCATGCGTGAGTCCGCACGAATGGAGTGGGGCTATCACATCGCCCCAGAGAAGGCGCGCGCTCAAAGCGCGGCTAGGGCAGCGCGGCGACAGGGAGCGATTGTCGCTCCTGCCAGCTGTGAGACCTGCCGTGCCGACCGGCGTCTCGTGGCCCATCACGATGATTACAGCAAACCGCTGGATGTGCGCTTCCTCTGCCACGCCTGCCACAGCCAATTTCACAAGCGCCTCCCACGTCCCGTAATCCCTGGTGCTTCCGCATGACGGCCATCCCCGACCCGACCATCGAGATCGAGATCGACCAGTACGGCCTTGCCGTCGCGCCCTGTACCCGACCCGGCTGCACCGAAAAGCGGCCCCACATCCACAAGGACACTCTTCCTAAATACACCGGCCCGCACTTGATCGAGGACGACAATGACCGCCCTCATTGAGCGCCACGCGGCCCGTCTCCGCGCCCACGAAGCCGGAGAACACGAGGCGGAGATCAACTCCCGCTGTCCGGCGTGCTCACTGGTGATGCAGGCTGACGGCCAGCTCAGGCGCTTAGAGGCGAAGACGCGCGGCGAGCTGTGGGAGGCGCACTCGTGGGGCTGTCACGCGAATACCGCTGTACCGAAGTGCCTGATCTGCGGCAACGTGCTGCACATCGCGCTCGCTGGCCTGTCGAAGGCGCTGTATCCGCCCGCCTCGCGGCGGGCTATTCCGCGCGGTTTCACCAGATGACCCTGAACAGCGGCCTGTTCACATCGGCTCGCGGAGATTGGCGCACGCCACAAGCGCTATTTGCTGACCTCAATGACGAGTTCCGCTTCACCCTTGACGCCTGCGCCACACCGGACAATGCGCTGATTCCGCGCTTCTTCTCACCCGAAGAGGACGCGCTCTCGCAGGACTGGGAAGGCGTCGTCTACTGCAACCCGCCCTATGGCCGCGAGATCTCGCGGTGGACGCACAAAGCACGCACGGAAGCCGAGAGGGGCGCTACGGTGGTGTGCCTGCTTCCCTCGCGGACGGATACCCGCTGGTGGCACGAGGACGTAATGCAGGCGTCAGAGATTCGGTTCCTGAGGGGCCGCTTGCATTTTGATGAGAGCGGGAATCGTGCGCCGTTCCCATCAGCAATCGCAATCTTTCGAGGTTTCACACGATGACTCCGCTTCCCTCCGCCTGCGCCGCACCCCCCACAGACGCAGGTTCCTTCCTCCCCGGAAGGCCGCTGGGCGCTCAACACTTTGGTTGGGCGCAGGCGGAGGGCGGCATGGAGTCGCCTGAGATGACCTACAGTTCCCACCGCCTGTCGCCCAGCTATTGCTGCGGGCATGACCTCCCCCAGGAGCTTCCTCCTTCCGAGGGTTGGGCGCAGGCGGTGAGCGCTGTAGTGGCGCTCAGCCTCCCCCGTGGCTGGCGGAGGGTTCAGCCGGGCAGCCCGCCCCCTCGCAGGATGGTGGTTCATATCACAGGGCTGCCCGGCCTAAAGACGCAAAAGAAATAGGCCCGGCGCTGACCGGGCCAGTAAGGAGCGGAATGACTAACGCATCCCGTCCTCATCCTGAGGATACCGCAATCAGAGAGGACCTTGCCGCACTGTCCGCCGAACGCACACTCACCGCTCTTGAACTCCAGGCCCAGCAGAAGGGGCGGGCCTGGTACTGGCTGCGCGAGCCGGGCTGGGTGGGCGTCGAGTCCGCCACGGCGGACGACATCCCGGAGCGGCTGGACTACGTTCAGGCGGACGGCCGGGGCAACCTGAGCATCGTCACGCGGGAGGCCGTGCTGGACGCCATCGCGGAGCACAAGAGGCGGCTATGACTATCTCTGCTGAACAGTGCGGAGACCTGATTGGTCACTGCTGGCGCACGCAGAAGAGTGAATGGTGGCGTGGTGATCCCCCGAATGCTGTTGGTTATTCAAACCTCACTGAGCGGGAGACTCGGCGCTCGTGCCGCCACTGCGGCCTTGTCCAAGTTTGGAAGCAGGGGCCGTGGGAGTCTCACCACGAGGAAAGCGAAGTCCAGCCGTGAACACCGCTACCTGGTTCATGGCCCTGCTCGCTATCCCTGCCTACCTGGTCGCGCTGGGGGTGGTGCCGTGGTAAGCGAAGCACCGCCGCGTGAAGGACTGCCACCGTGTATGACGGTAACAATCTACGACGGCCGCTTTGCCCGGCTATTGGACATCCACGCTTGTGATGGCCGTCATGAGCCGCCTAGATATGAGGTCGTCTTCGGCAAAGTCGGAGACTGGCGACCATCCACCGCGCATCCGGGCTATAGCACGCACGGTGTATTTGACGTCTGCGTCCTCATCGATGCCGACGACGAAGCCGAAGCCGAAGCCGCCTACGCCCGCGCACAGGAGTGGGTGTTGCATGAAGTCTTGCCAAATGACTGAGTACGAAGGCCTCTCCCGCACGGAATACAACCGCCGCGAGGCGCACTACGACGAACAGGAACGGATCGGCCCCTGCCCGGAGTGCGGCGAGACGGACTGGGACGATGAGGAGTACCTGTATGGCGACGACGCCGACGGAAACAGGGGCGAGTGGCGGCACAACTATATCTGCCGGAGGTGCGGTCATGAACTCTAAGCTACCCCCGGAGGCCGAGGGCATGGCTGTAAAGGAGTATCTGGTCATCGAGGCATCAGGTTCCTTTGATGCCACAAACCAGCTCAACGAGGCTCAGCGGCTAGGCTATGGTCTTCACTCGTTCCAGTTTCAGTATGACGATCACGCACACGGGGCGATGTACGTCTTTGTCATGGAGCGCATCCTCGCCGAGACGCCGGAGCCGAGCGACTACGCTACCGCGCACGCCTATTGCGACCCGTTTTTCCATCGCGGAGAGTCAGACTTCGATCCGCTGAAGGCGTGGTTGCGCAATAATGCTGGCCATCACGTTCTTTGTTCCGTGAGTACCCGCGACAAGCCTGAAGACGAATGCACCTGCGGTCTCACCGGCGCCCTGAAAGCAGCGGGGCTATGAATACCGCTGTATACCACGAACACTACTTCTACTCCAAGGTGACCCGCTCAGGCCGTGTCAGCGTCCACCCGGTGGTCCAGAGACACGACTACGTGCGCGGCTGGCCTGATGACCGGGAGTGGCACCCCAGCGCCGACAGGCACGGCCCTGAGCCTTGCACGCTGGAGACGCTGCTGGCGGCCAGCGTGGCGCGGGAGAAAGAGAGACAGGAAGCATGAGCTGCTACATCTGCCCGTGTGCGATTTGCCCGGACTGCGGGCCTGACCCTGATTTTGACCCGGACGACAAGCACCCAGAGGACGGGATAGCGGTCTGTCATCAGAAGTGGATGACTGTTGATGGTGAACAGCACGGTCATCTGGAGTATTGGGTTCACGTCGGTCCTTACATGGACGGGCGGCACATCAAAAGCGTTGAGGAAGAGCAAGCCTGGGCGGCATGGGATATATGGCTGTCAAGGCGCATCCCAACTCAAGCTGAACTACAAGAGCTAATCGACCTCGGTAAAGGAGTATCAAAGTGAGCGACGACCGGGACATACAGATCGCGCGGGCCGTTGCACTCAAGGCGGCGGTAGACTACCTGGCCGGGAAGACGTCGGGTCAGCTGACCGTCGAAGAGCAAGCCGAGCGCTTCGAGCGCTGGCTGCTGCGGGGGTTATCTGCCTCGGAGGATATTCCCTTCGATGACGAGCCACCGGCTGCTGCGCCCCTGTGTAAGTGCGGGACGCCGATGGAATACTTCAGCGGCGCCAACGCCAATGGCGATGAGTACGCTGGCTATCGCTGCCC